CTTGAATATGCCTAAAGTAGGTAAAAAACATTTTTCATATACGAAGGCGGGGCGTAAAGCAGCTGCAAAAGCGAGAAGAAAAAAAGCTAAGAAAAAATAATATATTTATTGTAAACCCTAACCCTAGAGATAGGACTGGAATATGTCAAAACATAAAAAACCCACAAGAGAAGAATTAAAAGAGAATATCAAAAAAGCTCAAGAAGATCTTGAGGAAATGAAGGATGACCCCAAAGCTCACGAAGAAGAAAGTGATCTTGATAATCCAGAACCTACTCCGAGCGAACCCGATCCTACACCTAGCGAGCCGGTAACAGACGAGGATGAAGACGAAGATACAGGGGAAGATACAGACGAAGATAAGGACGATGATAGCGATGACGACAGTAGCGAAGATCCAGAGCCAGAACCTACCCCAAGTCCAGAGATAGACTACAAAAAGAAATTTACCGAGTCTACGCGCGAGGCGCAAATTTTACATTCTAAAAATAAAAAACTCAATGAGGCTATGCAAAAAGCGGGAGAAGTAGCAGAGCCGACAGATGAAGACTTGCAAGTGGCATATCCCAAGTTAGATATAGAAATAATGGACGAGTCCGAGAAGCAACTTTTTAAGGATAATCTTATGAACAAGCAACGCTTCGAGCTTATAACCGAAGCGACAAAGGTAACTAAGAAAGTTGAAGAATGGTACTCTAAAGTAGATAAGCACTTAGCAGACCCGGAAACTCTTGTTAAAAATCCTGGACTTGAGGGGCGAGAAGCCGAGTTTAAAGTCTTTGCAACAAAACCGACTCGCCGGGGGGTAGAGTTTGAAGATTTAACAAAGGCATTTTTATATGATATCGAGAGCAAGCCTAAACCGAAAAAGAAGGGAAAAATGTTTGAGGAAGGGTCAGGTGGATCTAACGAAAAGCCTAATCCTAAAGGGGACAAGATAACAGCAGATCAGGCAAGAAAACTCCGGGAAACAAATTACAATGAGTACAAAAGGCTTTTAGTTGCGGGCAAAATAAAGACTGATATATAGTTCTTTTGCAAAAAGACTTGACAAGGAATAGTTTAGTTGTTTAGTATTGTAATTAAGATCTTCCTAACCCCTCTCTAGGGACTGGTAAAGAGCAAAATTTTACACAGTCCCAATATGGCAGCATACGGAACAAAAATCGCAGAAGGTTTCTCACAAAAATTAATGCTTGAGTTCTATGACAAGAACCTTGCAGATACTATCGTTAATCGTGATTATGAGGGCGAAATAAACGCGGTTGGATCTAAACTCAATATTCTTAACTTCGACAGGGTAGCAGAGAAGACTTACGACGGTTCTGATCTTGCAGTTGATGATCTTACGGAGAACAACATGGCTCTAACCATAGATCAGTATAAATCTTTCTACTGGAGAGAGAAAACGCTGGATAGATGGCTCTCTTACATTAAAAATCCTAATCCTACAGTAGTTACTCAAGCGGCAAGCGAAAGAATGAAAAACGTCGACTCCTTCCTTTTAGGGCTTTACCCCGATGTCGGAGCTGGTAATAGAGTAGGAACTGATTATACAACCGGGACTGTTACAGTTGACGTTACCACGGGACTTGTAACCGGATCAGGTACGACCTTTACTTCCGATATGGTTGGTAGAGGGTTTAAAGCTACTGGACATACGACATGGTACAGGATTAAGAGTTTTGACAGCACGACTTCAATTACCATTGAAGACGACAAAGACGACGCAACATCCGCATACACAGGCGGAGCAATCGGAGCGGGAGCAACTTACACGATCGAGGCGAATACCGCGCTTACAATAACAGCAGCCAATCTACTCGAACAGATTGGACAGTTGAAGCTAAAACTTGATGAAGCAGAAGCGAATGGACATTCTACAGTACCGGACAGCGATAGATGGCTGATAATTCCCCCGGTAGTAGAAGATCTTATCCCGCGTGCGACCGGAGTTGCCCTACACGTCCCGGCGGTTTATGAAAACCTTGTACAAAAAGGAATGGTTACTATGTTGCAAGGCTTCAAAGTATTTAGATCCAACAGGCTAACGGGAGATAATACCGATGGATACCGCGTACTTGCCGGACATCCAGCATGGGTAACATTTGCCGAGAAAATGCTTGAGGTAGGAATGGAAGATCTAACTGGGAACTTCGGAAAAGCATATAAAGACTTATTCGTATACGGAGCAAAGGTAACAGACGAACGCCGACATTTCGCGGCAGAAGGTTTCTGGAAAGTTTGATAACTTTGACAACTAGAAACAGTTTGGAAATATATTAAAGCCTAAAGTTTTAATAAAGCCTAAAGTTTTTTTAAGCCCTTTAGGTTTTAAAACAGAA